CGGCCGCAGTCTCAATGCCGGTCACGCCGGTCAGGTGGTAGATCGCGCCCTCTAGGCCCATGGCGCGGACAAGTGCGGCAAACTCGCCAGCAGTCAGACCCACGGCCCACCCGCCGTCAGGCTGTTGGAAGGCGCGGACTTCGGAGGGGCTGGCGTTCTCGACAATGCCGCGCCCTGCGCCGTACCGGGCGTCATGCTTTGGATCGACACGCAGCACGAAACGGCTGCCGACATAGGGGCGCGACCAGCCGCCGGAGTGATCGCAGAGGGAGATGACAGCTTGCATAGGGGATGCTCCAGAAGGGATGCGAAAGGACTTCCGCGACCGCGCCCCATTGGTTTCGTGGGAGGCGGTTTCGGCCCGTGTCGGGGGCCTCATCAGGCGGACGGATGGACTTGCGCCAGTGCAAGGGACGGGGGCGATTAGGCCGCTTGGATGACCCGGTACCCGGCACTCTCGACGACGCGGACCCAGTCCCGGCTATCCATCGCGGGGGCCAAGGCGCGCAGCTTGGAAGCGGCGGGGAGGGCGTCGAAGGCGGCGGACACGGCGGCGGAGCGCTTGTCGTAGCCGTAGCCGTTTGCGTACCCTCGGACCATCTCCGAGCCGATCAGGTGAACGTAGGCCCAGAGCCTCGCCGCGCCATCCTTGGGAAACTTGATGGCCACAGTGGCGACCCGCTCACCGTCCTTGTCGAGGAGGACGAAGGCGGAGACAGAGCGGAACGCGGCGTCGTGCTGGTCATAGATGCGGGTCATAGGGAGGGGCTCCGATTGAAGCCGCAAAGCCAATCCTTGCGGCTTGAGAGGGAGCCCCCGGCTTGTGAGGCCGGGAGCTTGACGGGGAGTGGGACTAGGCGCGGGCGGCTTGAGCGGCGAGCGTGCGCATAGTGGCAATGACGTCGCGGGGGGGCGGGAAGCCGTCGAAGCCTTGGCCCAGCGTCGTCAGTCGGTCGAAGGCGCTTAGGTCTAGTTCCGCGTGGGCTTCCCATGCGGCGATAGCGGCGCGCACGGTGTTGACCTGTTGGCTTCTCTTAGTCGGCGGGAGGATTGAGCTAAGGCCCATTCCCGACCCCCGATGCGTAAGGGTCCAGTATGTCCCGCCCGGTTGGCGTGTGGCGGCCCAGCGGCTGTCTTCGCGGGTCAGATAGGCCTCCGCCTCAACAGGTCGGGCTGGGCCGTCTGGCGTGGGAATGGCGACTGTCACGATTGCTTTGATACGGCGGGTCATCAGGCGCCCTTTCCGCAGCGGAGGGCTTGCGCGAGGACGGCGCGCGGCCAGCCGTAGTAGCGGCGCATGGCGGAAAACTTACCAAGAAAGGGGCCAGCAAACTGGCGGTAGAGCCGCGCGCACTCACGGGCGTCACCTTGCCACGCCGAGCGGGCGTCTATGGAATAAGCTGTCATCTCTAGGGCCTCCTATTGAAACCCCCGGTCAATCCGGGAGCTTGAGAGGGAGGCCCCCGCCCGTGGGACTGGGCGAGGGGCTTGGAGTTGCGCAAGTGCAATGGGTTAGGCGGCAACCTTGCGGAAGGTGCAGCCAAGGCCGCCCGTGCTTGCCCAGCCGTTCGCCGTGCACCACGGGAAGAGCGTCGCGCGGCTGTCAAAGGTAGGGGAGACAAGCTCGCCTTCCCGGATCGTCTGACCCGGCGACCTCCGAAAGAGGAACGACGCGGGCTCCTCGCCGCCGGGCGGGACGCATTGGACGGCCAGTTCCACCGGGCGGTGATCGGCCATCGTCTCGAAGGTCCAGCGCCAGCCATCCACGCGGATGAACCCTTGTGCGTCCATATCCCAAGCGCGGAACGTGTCGTCCAAGTCAGCGGCGGGCTCGACCAGCAGGAACGCGACGTCGCCCCGGTCATTGGAGCCTTCAAGCTCCGTGGTGAAGCCCGCGAGGATTGCGATGTTGTCGCCCATAGTCATGCTCCGATTGAAAGCGCGCGATTGCAACAGGCAAGGCGCAAGGGTGTCCGGTTTCGCCCTGCTATGGGCTCATCAGGGGTCCAGCTTCAGGACCCGACCGTTTAACGATGAGAAAGACCGCCGGGGCTGCTGGCCCCGCCCCGCCGCGGTGTTCTGCGCCGGTGTTTGTCTTCTAGCCGCTCGCTTTCATTCGCGCAAGTGCAATTCGTATGTCCGCCGCAAACAAAAGGGACAGACAGGCGGAGGGCTTGGCGTTGCGGTCTATATGTCAAGCGCTCGGGTCACACATTGCGCCCCTTTCCGTGTGACTTAATGACGGGCGGGAGGCTCGACTTGAGGTGATCGCGAGAGAGAGAGAGAGAGAGCGGTTGACTTGGCGCGGTTCATTGGGTCGGGCGGCGCGTGGTGCTGGGCGCGACCTGGGCGTGGTGCATTGCGTCGAGCGGCGCGGAGGGCTTGCGGTTGACTTCGCGTGGGTCATTGCGTGGGTCAAAAGGGACAGGCAAAAAGGACTGTTATAACATAACACCACACCGAAGACGGATGTACGTCTGTAATAGCGATTGGGCCTCACTGAAATGTCAGATGGACCCAATGAACCACGCCCAGTCCAACCGGCGGTTATTCTATCCGGCGCGTGTGCTTGAATTCATTGAGTTATTCGCGCGCTTGGCTGTGCGTGTGCCCCAAGGTGTGACCCTAGGCCGGGCTTGGGGTGGTTCCGAGGGGGGCACGGGGGGACTGCGCGCGAGCTGCTATCATCATCACCCCTGACAAATTCCTATCAAAAAACATCCGTGGGTCTTGACCCAGCCCGGATCCACCCGCAGTCCCACCGGAAGTCAACCAGGGGCTGGAGCTGCGGGTGGACTGGGTGTGGGACTATGGGGGAGGTTGACATGGCCTCTCCTCCCCCTGTCGGTCTGGGCTGACCGTTACCTGGTGATCCTGATCAGTGCCACATACAGAGCCACTAACAGTGGGACCTTGGCATAGATACAACTTAAATGCCTAGCCTCCGGCAGGGTCTGGAGGAGGGTCAGCAGGTCCCTACCAGGGCCTCCCACGGTCTATCAGGCGGTGGGTCTGCCGGTGGTTCTGTGGGTGGCGCTAGGCACCTGTCCACTGGGCGGGTGAGCGTCTGAAGCTATCCCCACCGAGGTCCTCAATGAAGGCCTCAAGGTCGGCGTCTAGGAGGGCCTCACGATGCGCTGTGGCGGCATGAAGCTCATCCACGGACATTCGTTCCAGCCAGTAGTCTACGGCCATCTGGAGGGCTTCCAGACGGTCGTCGTGGGCTAGGGATTGGCGCTCCTTGGTGATCCGGCAGAACTGCCAGAAGAGGGAGTACTTCGGGTCCTCGGTCTTGAGGTCGGCCTCGATCACCGCACGGTCCACCACGAGCCTGTGCTGCTGCACGATGGGCTCCAGGGTGGCGATGATCCGCAGCTCCTTCTGGCCGGTGGAGCGGAACTCCTCGACCGAGCAGGGCCACGTATGGGCCAGCACCGGGCGGAACAGTTGGCCCCACATGCCGTCGCCGAAGTTCTCCTCCAGGCGCACGGCGTTGACCTTGTGCTTGCGGGCGACCTGGGCGAGGAAGGCGAGGTTCTCCGGCGTTGCGCCCCCTCGGAGGCCACCGGAAGCCGTCAGGAAGAGGCGACCGCCGAGCTGCTTGATCACAGCGTAGCCCGTCTCGTCCTGCCCTCGGCCGCTGGGGTCGATGGCCAGCACGCTGCCTGTGTAGGGCGCGAAGGTGTCGTCCATCCACATGGGGGACCAGTAGCCGTCCCCGGTGAACCCGACCGCCTGGAGGTCATCCAGGGAGTTCTTGCGGGGGTCCTTGCCGTGGGCCAGGGAGATGGGTGCGCGCTCGTCGTCAAGCGGCATGACCATCAGGTCCTCCAGCTTCAGCGGGTAGCGGTCGGCGTCGGAGAGCGTGGTGTCCAGCATGAACTGGAGCGCGAAGCCCGACCGGCCATAGGACAGCTCGCGCTCGGCGAGGTCGGCGCTGGTGAAGCGCTTCATGTCGGTGGGGGCACCGGCCTTCAGCCCGGCCTCGATCTGGGCCAGGACGAACGGCGCGAGGCGGCCATCGTAGTTCTGCAGCAGGGTCGGGATGCGGGCGGGCCAGACGCGGATCTCGTAGCCACGCGCCGGGAGCCGGTTGTAGATCGACATCTCGGTCTGGGGAGTGCCCAGGAAGATGATGCGCGGGGGCTCCTCGACAGGGCAGTCCTCGGCGGGCTTCAGGACGGCGTCGAACTCCTTGATCAGCTCGGCGATCTTCTCCCGCATGGGGGAGGTGAACGAGTTCTTCGGGACCTCGATGTCGTCCGCGATGATGACGTGCGCCCGGCTGCCGGTGAGCTGGCCGGTGATGCCGACCGACTTCAGCGAGGGCGACTGGTCCGGCTGTGCGGGGCCGACTTCGAAGGCGACGTTGGAGGTGCGCTGGCCGCGCGAGGGGATCAGGTGGGCCAGCTCTGGCATCTCGGTGATGAGGCGCTTGACGAAGATCGCGAAGGCGTCCGAGCGCTCCTTGGAGGCGGACACGACCATGATCCGCTTCTGCGGGTCGAGGAGGAGCAGCCACACCACGAAGGCGGCGGTGATCCAGCTCTTGCCGACGCCACGGAAGGCCTCGATCACAGCCCGCTTGGGGCCGAACTGCAGGTAGTCCGCGATGTCGTACTGGACGGGTGTGGGGGACGGGAGGCGGAGGAACTGCCAGACGCGCGCGAGGAAGTTCTTGAAGAGCTTGTAGCCCTTCTTCTCGGTACGCACGCCAGCCCGCCGCACCTGACGGCTTTCGCCGGGTGTCGGTAAGTCAGTCATGAGGGTGGGTCTCTGGGGTGCCGTTTGCGGGCGCTGGGGGCCGGGCTACAGGGCACGAAAAAGCCCCGGCAGGGGTTAGCTGCCGGGGCTCAAAGAAGGGGCTGGATGCCCTAGGCTAGTGGCGCGGTGCGCCGGAGAAGACTGCCGTGTTGCGGGCGATCTCCTCGTCCTCGTCGAAGGGACCGTCGGCCACCTCCAGCAGGTTCGCGATGGGCGAGCCGGGCGCGGGGCTGGCGGTGATGCCGTTGTCTTTCAGGAACGCCTTGGCGACGGACAGGTCAGCCGCCGTGGCGGTGCCGCCGATGATGCGCTTGGCGAGTGCAGTGGCCAGGGCGGAGTGCAAGTCTGCCAGGGCGTCGCGGGTGGCTTCCGCCATGTTAGGTTCCGATCTTGATGTTGCCCAGCACAGCGCTGAGTACGGCCCAGAGGGCGGTGATGACGGCGATGCCACCGGCGAGCCAGCCGAGGGCTTTGGACTGCCAGTTCTCGACGGCGGCGATGCGCCGGTCGTGGCCGTTCGCGCGCTCGTCCTGGCGGGTCTGGTGGTTCATGAACTGCTCGACACGGCCCTCAAGTCGGCCAATGGCCAAGAGGACTTCGGAAGCAGTGGACTGCTCGGTCATTCTACTTGTCTTCTTCAGGGAACATGCCCGCGAACGCTTGGAGAGCATTGGCGACGACATAGGTGTTGTTGAGGGGGATCAGCCGGTTCCACCGCTTGACATCGTTGCGGGTCATCCGGCTGTCAGTGAAGACGTCTTTCTTGGCCTCGCGCACGCCGTCCCAGATCGAGGTGACTGCGGAGAGCGTGGGGATGCCGTCGATGCCCGCCTTCAGGCCGGTGGTGCGGCCCTGGTTCAGCGGGTTCTCGATGTCGGTCCCGGCAAGCCCAATGTCGAGCGCAGTGCCCGCCACGATGGGGAGGACACCGGCGTCGGCCGAGCGGCTCACGAAGCCGTTGGCGATGATGGACCAAGGGTTCAGCGTCTTGTCCAAGTATTCCTCTTGGTCAGGGC